TTTTCTGACGCTGTGCTGGTTGATGTAGCCTTGAACCCTGAGCGGGGTGGCATCTGGATATAATCCTGACTGGGGTAATAACACGCCCTTGCTTCATTGAGTGTATTAATTTGAGCGCCTGACTGCTCAACCCAGTTAGTCACTGCTTCGATCTGCTCGAACTCGTCCTTATTGTCTATAACTTGCTTGTACTGGTTGGCAAACTCGCCCTCTACTTGGTCGGCACTAAAGACTGTGTATGATCTGATCATTGGAATGCTTTTAACTTCCTCTGTCTTTTGATCAGTAACGGTCATTTTCTTATAGAAAATTATCTGATGGCCTTTTGATCCTTTGATCACCTGACAGCCTTTATCCTGCCATTGCTTATAAGATGCAAAGGCACCACCGCCAGCAGTCCCAAGCATCAATACGTTGACGCCTTGGTAACGTTGTTTGGTTACTGCATTGAACGCCCAACCCTTGTTGTTTTTAGTCATAGGATTAGTCCAGTTAGATCCGCAGGTCTTCATCATGTCCAGAACCTTATCCGTTACTTCCTGATATATATCTCGTTTGATTTTAGTAGTCATAATTTAATTTTCCTCCGTTAGTAATAAATTATCTTTTTGCAATCATTAATAAAATGATATCTAATCTAAACATGAAACAATTATTAATTGCAAACTATTTATCTCTAAATATTAGCAATGGAATTTAAACCCTTAAGAAACAAGGACTTGCGCAAGTACTCGATAGTACCCATAAGGGCTATTAAGTTATTATCTGCGCAAAAAATCCCGCAAACAGCATTTAATACTTTAGTCGTCTTATGCAGTTACACAGACAGAATCGGCCGCACTTGGGTCAGCCAACAGCGCATAGCTGATGAACTGGGTAAGACAAGGGAGACCATAAACAGGAACTTAAAGAAGCTTAGAGATGTAGGACTGGTTACCCGAGTTAAAAAACAATTTAAAGACCAACCGACAACCACTTACAGAGTTATTTATGAGGAGGGGATCATTACAGAGGAAGACGCTCGGGGAACTCTTAACGCTCGGGAACTGATAGAACTGTCAGAGATGGAGAGAGAGTTATCAGGATGTGACGCTCAGAGTATCACAGAGAATATAGAGGGTGTGACGCCTAAGGATCACAGGGGTAGTGACGCTATAGGATCACACAAACGAGATAATAACGATATATATATAAATACTATATATAGTGTGACGGACGGAGAAGTCCGGAAGTTTTGCAACATGTTTAAAAACTTCGGACAAACGTTAGGACAACCTAGAACCTACAATTTAAAAGATGAGCAGTTGATGCGCTCATGGATAGCGCAAGGTCTAACCCATGAGGTCTTTTTAAATATCCTTAATGATCACTATAAATACTGCAGAGATAACCGCAGGCCAATCGCTCACACCTTGGCCTACTTTAAAAAACCCATAGAGAATAAACTACTAAAGACAGGGACTAACCCCAAGCTCGATAATAAAATCAAAGACATAGCCCGCAAACTTAAAGCTTAATCAAGATGAGCCCTAAAAAAAGAGACCCCTTGCCCCCTACCCCATCGTTTAATCATCACTCCCCCTCACAAAAATATTTTCCCGTTTTTTCATAAACAATGTTAAGATATCGTTTTCAACTAGGAAGGAGATCAAATGCCTGAAACATACGACAACACAAATACAATCGTTATTTGGGAGAACCAGTACAAGGTGGAACCTAAGGATCCTGACTTTAGAGCTACCGTTAATATTGATGGAGTAGAATATAAGTTTGGTGGTTGGAGACGTGGTAAAGACGATCCAGCTAATCGCCCAGTTGCAAGGTTTAAGTTAGATAAACCTAAGGTTCAAAATGTACAAAAGGCTGTTGCTTCACCGCAAGAGTCAGATCCTTTTGAGGACGATATTCCATTCTAATTGTGGTATAACTAGTACATGGCTAGATCCAGTACAAAGATTCCCCCACTAGGTAGATTCGGTGGTGTACGTATGGTGCAACGCAGGATTGGTAGATCCGAGACGTTACATCAGCATAAAGAAGCTGTCGCTGCCGAATTACTTAGTTTGGGGACTGCAAACATTACAGATATTGTTAATTTAGATGGGAGTGTTAAACCATTAGACCAAATACCTGAACACGCTTTAAGAGCTATTAAACGTATCAGCGCAACTAAAGATGGAGTAACCATTGAGATGTTTGATAAGGTGGCTGTACTGAGAGTTTTAGCTAAAGCATCAGGTATGTTGGATGTAGAAAAGAACGAAGATAAACCCAGCATTGTTGGGATTAACATGAAAGGGCCGACAACAACTTATGAAATTGAACAGGATTACGGATCCGAGAGTAGTGGATCTGAACAAAGCGATACTGGAAGCCAAGATACCGATTAGAGAAATACTAGGCTACATGAAAAAAGATGCAACCTGGCTGTCAAAACAGCTTGATGGTACATCACCTTTAAACTTTACATTAGAACAATACATTAAAAATAAATTGTATGCCTACAGAAGTTCCAAGTCTAAACCTTGACTTCTCTGAAAGCCCAACGGTTTGGAAATTTCTAAACTCTGAAAGTTTTGTACGTGGTCTTATGGGGCCCGTAGGTAGTGGTAAATCTTATGGCTGTGCTGCTGAGATTATGTTACGTGCAGTCAAACAAAAGCCATCGCCCAGAGATGGAATACGGTACACTCGTTTCGTGGTCGTACGTAATACCTATCCAGAGCTGAGAACCACAACCATAAAAACCTGGCAAGAGTTATTCCCTGAATCAACCTGGGGCGGTATGAGATGGCAACCACCAATCACCCATCATCTTAAACTTCCTAGCAGGGGTGATGCGGCAGGAATAGATTGCGAAGTTATATTCCTCGCTCTCGATACCCCCCAGTCCGTAAGAAAACTATTGTCCCTAGAAGTAACAGGGGCCTGGTGTAACGAAGCCAGAGAGTTACCTAAAGCTGTGATAGACGGTTTAACCCACAGGGTAGGAAGATATCCTACTAAAGCTGATGGTGGACCGACATGGTATGGGATATGGATGGATACTAACCCACCTGATTCCGATCATTGGTGGCATACCTTGGCAGAAAAAGAACCGATCAAAGGTGAGTTTGCTTGGCAATTCTTTAGACAACCCGGTGGCGTGTTACCTGCTACCTCTGATGAAATACCTGATCACCCTGAAGCTAATGGTTATCAATTCAGTGGTGGTAAATGGTGGAAGATAAATCAAAACGCAGAAAACAGAAACAACTTACCTCCAGGTTATTACCAACAATTACTGGGAGGTAAAAATGCAGATTGGATTCGGTGCTACGCAGAAGGCAAATATACATTTGTGCAGGAAGGTAGACCTGTGTGGCCCGAATACGATGATGAACTGATGTCAGGTAATTGTGATGTTGATCCTTACTACCCGGTACAGATTGGTGTTGACTTTGGTTTAACGCCTGCGGCTATCTTTGGTCAACGTACTGCCAGTGGCGCATGGAAGATCTTGGATGAACTGGTTACCTTTGATATGGGACTTGAACGGTTTGGTCAGGAGTTACTAAGCATCATTGCGCAGAAATATAATAAACAAGAAATTTTAATGTGGGGCGATCCTGCGGGTAATAAACGAGATGAAATCTATGAGGTTACCGCATTTGATCATCTACGATCCCTGGGATTTAAGGCACAACCTACTGACAGTAACGCTTTCCAAGTTAGGCGTGAAGCAGGTGCCAGCCCCATGAACCGATTAGTTAATGGTAAACCTGGATTAGTAGTTGACAAGAAATGTTTGCGACTGAGAAAATCATTATCTGGCGGTTACTTTTTTAAACGACAAAGCCTGGGTGCTGGACAAGAACGTTTTAAAGACCAACCCGTTAAGAACGAACATTCTCACGTAGGCGATGCTTTTGGTTATCTCATGTTAGGTGGCGGTGAACAAAGACGATTACGCAGAGGATCTTATCAATCATCTGGTGGTATGTTTACTGCGGATACTGACTTTGAGATTATATAATGGAAATATTAAAAAATACTGTAATTCATCCTGACTTCCAAATCCTACCCTTTAGAGAAAGACATTTAGAAAACGTAAACATTGCGCAATACGAGAGCCGATACATAGAAAGCCTGGCCAAAGGCTATTATAAAACAAACTTTAACCATGATGGGCTATCATATACCTACATATCTGATGGAGATATACTCTGTTGCTTTGGCGTTCAGCTATTATGGCAGGGTGTAGGTGAGCTATGGATGATGCCATCAGACAATGATGATATGTTTCTGATATCGCACATGAGTAAAATATCAGAACTTATTGATATCATTATAAAAGATTTTAGCTTGAACCGTTTACAGATTCAGGTTACAGTACCCAATGAGAGAACTCTTTGCTTTGTCAAGAGTATTGGTTTTGAAATAGAGGGTACCTTGAAGAATTATGGACCAGAAGGAAATGATTACTTCATGTTAGCCCGAACTGTAAATAGGAAAAATTAATTGGCTGTACCTAAAAATCAATTACTACAATGGGAAACTAAACGACCAGTCAGAGCTAACTTTGATTCAGGTTTAGATTATATTCAATCAGTTAGAGAATGGACAAGCAGTAAGCCTGCGCCTACTCCTACTGTTTCACGTGGAACACCACTGATAACAACAAATGCGCAACAACAAAAAGCTAAAGATATACAAAAAATACCACAAGCACCAATAACTAAAAAACCAGTTGTTAAAACCAAACCAGTTGTTAAAACTGTTGCAAACCAAGTGCCACTCATACCACCAAGACAAACGCCATTTCTTATAAATCGTAAAGAAATATTTGGTGCAGACATGGCACCATCTTTACCAGATATGGGACCAGGAGATCGTTTAAATAAAACACAAGTTGTTAAAACTCCTGCTAAATATCTGGATGAAGGTATTGCTAAAATTGAAAAAGATATAGCGGCAGATGTTTCTTTTGTACCAGGTAAATCAATATTACCTATTGATGATCGCATATCTCAAGTGGTATCTAATATTGCATCTCAAACTGGAGTAGGTACACCATCAAGATATACACCAAGTCCAACTGAACCAGATTTTACTGTAGATCCTGTCGGTAAAGAACCTCCAAGCCCAGGCACAATAGAAGATGTTTTAGATAGTACAGCACAACTTGCAGCAGATTTAGAAACAGAAGCAAGGAGACAATTATTTTATCGTGGTCAAGTTAAAAGGCGTGGCGGTATTAGAATGTTATTTGGCAAGTATGCTTTCCCAACACCAAGGAAGTTAGCACCTGCTACTGCTACTGCAACAACGCCAACAAAAGCAAATGGTAAAAATCAATTAATATCTTGGAGGGATGTACCTGAAGAATATAGATTGGTCCCTGATTATTTAAGACCACCTCAGTATTCTGAGAAAGCATATACTGCTAAAGAAAACATAGCAGCAGGATATACAGCAATGGGTGGAGAAGAAAGATGGCGGTAAGAAAAGGTTTATACGCTAACATCCATGCTAAACGTAAAAGAATAGCAGAAGGATCTGGCGAAAAGATGAGAAAGCCAGGTGAAGCTGGCGCACCTACTGCTGATGCTTTTAAAAAATCAGCACGTACTGCAAAGAAAACAAGATTATTATTTATTAAATAAGGAAATATTATGAAAACAGGTAATAAAAATATACCCAAAAAAACACCAGTGAAGCAACCTAAACCACCAAGAAAACCTAAACCTTCTCTGCAATCTAATTCAAGAAAAGGTTTATCTTTATTTGGTAGATAGAGAAACAAATGAAAAAGAAAAAGAAAAAGTACTAAATGAAAAAAGAACATAAAAGTCCATCAGGCGGTTTGACTGCAGCAGGTCGTGCTTACTTTAAACGTACGACAGGTGCTAATTTGAAGCCTCCTGTTAAGTCAGGCGATAATCCCAGACGAGCTTCCTTCCTGGCTCGAATGGCGGGCAATCCTGGGCCTGAAAGAGATTCCAAGGGCAGACCAACAAGATTGCTTTTGTCTTTACAGGCCTGGGGTGCTTCGTCAAAGGCAGATGCTAGAGCGAAAGCTGCTGCAATTAGTAAACGAAATAAGGCAAAGTAAATGGCTAGATTAGATGTAAAAAATATAATGCAACGAGAAGCTAAAGCACAAGCTCGTAAAGATGAATGGCGAACAATTTATGAAGATTGCTATGAATTTGCGCTACCTCAAAGAAATCTGTATAGCGGATATTACGAAGGTAAAGTTGCAGGTAAAGGTAAAATGCTTAGAGTCTTTGACTCAACAGCAGTTCATGCTACACAAAGATTTGCAAACAGATTACAGGCTGGTCTGTTTCCTCCTTATAAACAATGGTGTCGTTTAGAAGCTGGTAGTGCAATCCCCCAAGGTCAAAAAGAACAAGCACAAACCATCTTAGATAACTATACGGATTTATTATTCGACACACTTAGGCAGACCAGCTTTGATTTAGCTATGGGTGAGTTCTTATTAGACTTAGCTGTAGGTACAGGCGTAATGATGATTACTCCGGGAGATGAATCAACACCTGTTAGATTTACTGCCATACCTCAATACCTTATTGCTATTGAAGAAGGTGCTAACGGTACTGTTGATAATGTTTATCGTAAGCTAAGACTTAAAGCAGAGAGTATTCCTGTTGAGTTTCCTGAAGCAACGATCAGTCCACAACTGCAAGAAGTGATTAATAACAGACCAGAACAAGATGTAGATCTTATTGACTGTGTGATTTATGACAATGAATCAGGACAGTATTGTTATCACGTAGTATGGCCAGCTAAATCACAAGAATTATTTTTTAAATACATGAAGTCTAGTCCTTTTGTTGTAGCTAGATATATGAAAGTAGCAGGTGAAGTCTATGGTCGTGGACCATTGGTTACTGCTATACCAGATATTAAAACACTAAATAAAACCGTAGAGCTTGTTCTTAAAAATGCAAGCCTATCTATTGCTGGTGTTTATCTTGCATCTGATGATGGTGTACTTAATCCACAGAATGTTAAGATTCAACCAGGTGCAATTATAAGTGTTGCTAGAAACGGTGGTCCTCAAGGCCCATCATTAGCACCTTTACCAAGAGCAGGTGATTTTAATATCAGTCAGATTGTGATTAATGATCTACGTATGAATATTAAAAAGATTCTTATGGATGATACCTTACCGCCTGACAACATGAGTGCGAGATCTGCTACTGAAATAGCAGAAAGAACCAGAGAATTAGCAACCAATCTAGGTTCTGCCTTTGGTCGTTTGATTACAGAGACTATGATTCCTATTGTTTCAAGAACCTTATACGTTATGGATCAACAAGGTATTATAGATTTACCGTTAAAAGTCGATGGTGTTGAAGTTAAAGTAACTCCAGTATCACCATTAGCCCAGGCCCAAAAGCTTCAAGAAGTGAATGATGTGATCCAGTATATGCAAATAGCAAACAGCATGGGTACACAAGGTCAATTAACTTTAAGTGTTCCAAGAATCCTACAATTTGTTGCTTCACAATTAGGCATAGATCAAGGATTATTGGCAACACAAGAAGAACAACAACAAGCGATGGCGCAGTTGCAAGAAATGATGCAACAGCAACAACAAGTAGCACCAACAGAAGGAGGAGCATAAGCTAAGTAACTATGGCAGAGGAAGGATGGGAAGGATGGGAAAGTCTGATCCCTGGGCTAGTTGATAAACCCAAAGCAGACGATATAGATATCTTATACGGTAAAGTTTTTAAATCACCAGAAGGTCAAAAAGTTCTCAATCACCTTAGAAATATTACCATTGAAAGACCAACATGGTCGCCTGGCGAAGATCCCAGTTTGGGATATGCACGTTCAGGTGCAATGGAAATTGTAAGAATGATTGAAAAAAGAATAGAAAGGAGTAGCAATGTCTGAAGAACAAGTACAAGAGCAACAAGAAGAAAGATTAGTAAACCCACAGGAAGTAGATAACGATTCTCAAGAAGAAGCACCTATTCCTGTATATGACGAGGTAAAAGCTGATGACAACAATCAAAAACACAACCAAGAAGAAAATGAAAAAATCGAAAGACCCGATTACTACCCAGAAAAATTCTGGGGTGAAGAAGGTCCAGACGTTGAAAAGCTCGCCAAAAGCTACAACGAACTCGAAAAGCAATTCCGTTCAGGAAAGCACAAGGCTCCAGAAGGCAATTACAACATTGAAGCGTTGGTTGAGGATGGGTTAGATCCAGAAGATCCAAGCCTTGCTATTCTTAGCGCATGGGCTAAAGAGAATGGCATCAGTCAACAAGCCTTTGATAATCTAACCAGTCAAGTCTTTGCAGTTAATAAAGATATTGCAGAACAACAAGAACGTAATTTGCAATCTGAAATGCAAAAACTTGG